ATCAGATATGCCGACTGTGCTGGCTGACTTCTACCGACAAGACTACGTGACAAACGTGGACGAGGAAGGCGTAGAAACGCAGGTAGCAGACGGCGATGCCTACCTAGTAGCTCACAGCCATGACTACGCTATCGACGTTGTAGGCGTATTACAGGAGCCTACAGGCACTATGCTGACAGACGATGAGGGTAATGACTACCCTGAGACTGCGCCTGTCGATGGCTGGCACGTAAACATCAGACTCGTAGGCGATGCAATGCGCGAGACTGTCGAGGCATTGGATGCGTCGCACGGCGTAACGCCTGAGTCACCGCAGCGTGTATGGCTATAGATGATCGAGAATATTGGCATCGCAAAATCGAGTGCATTAACCGACAGATCGATGAATTGGTGACCACAAGAGACTCGATATACCGATTGTTGGCGTCAACGATTGTGCAGGAAATTTACGATGGCGATTATAAAGTAATCGAAGAGTCGCAAGATACTCTACCTGTAAGATGGAAGGAAAGGGACTTTACTTAAGGAACAGCAGATGAGCATAAAATGGCAGGGATTGTTTTTACTGACATTGCTGCCGTTTGCAGTAAATGCACAAGAGCCTATTGTTACTGAGTCCACCACAACCAGCACTGTAACAACCAAAGGCGACATGACTACGAGAGTAGAGTCGCCGCCCCCTACCGCAATAGCTCCACAAATTATATCTAACAGTAACTCCGACCTCTGTACCGTTGGTGTCGCTGGCGCTGTGCAGACGCAGATCCTCGGCATATCCGCTGGTTCTACTGTCAGAGACATGAACTGCGAGAAGCTGAAGAACGCTAAAGTGCTTTACGACATGGGCATGAAGGTCGCTGCCGTAAGTGTCATGTGCCAAGATGAGCGGGTCTTTAGCGCCATGATGAATGCTGGCACACCTTGTCCATATGACGGGCTAATCGGTGACGCGGCAAAACTCGCGTGGGAAACTGACACGGCGAATCAAGAAGAGCTTGAGATAAAGACAGGCGTGGAGAGTTTGGATGAAAGGGAGATCGCTGGGGCTTCTGGCTTCTTTGGTGTTCTGCTCGCCCTACTGCTTATCTAACCCCGTTACCTATGGGGCAACAGGCAATGCGGCGCAGGACGGTCTTAACTGGGTTATGTCGCAGGTACTCCCTAATGCTGCTGGTCTTTCTGTCAATGGTGTTATCTACCAATACACGGCTGTTAAAGAGACAGAGGACGATATGATCGTCTACGTCCAGAACGAGAATGCTGAGGGTGATGGTTATATCTTTCGCGAGGTTGATGATTGGTCTGGTTTACCTAGCGAGACAATAAACAAACTTGTATCGATCAATAACATACCGATTAGCGCATGGGGTAACGGATCTATCGAAGTAGAAGGCAAAGGGTTTGTCGAAGATCCTAATGTTGTTTATACCTATAAGATTGATCTTTGTTACGACGCTCAGTCTGACCCCTCGTGTCCAGGCTACGTCCCTCCCGTTGAGTTGCCAGAAATAGAGGTGGTCGATATTTACGATGCGCTTGAGGATCAGGCTGTATTAGAGGCGACAGAAGAGACAGATCCTGAGTTGTATGACAGAGACAAGAAGCGCCAAAGGGAAGTCAAAGAAAGCCCTGATGAGCGACTAGAGACGGCTTTGGCGGCGACTGAGAACGCATTAACTATGGCAGTGGCGGCAACGCAGGACGCTATGCTAATGAGCATGAGTCGAATAGAAAGTCTCAATCCATATTACCGTGCTGATATTCGAGGTGGCACGTACCCTGAGACTCTGCAACTTCCTGTAAGTGATATGCCTGACAACAAGGCTGGCCTGCGTAATGGGCTGGCACAACAGATTCTTCATGAGAAAATGGTTAATAGCCAATATGAAAAGTAAGGGGACAACAATGAAAGTTAAAATCATAGCAAGTGCTGCGGTTATCGCATGTGCGCCAGCTATTGCAGAAGAGACCATCATTATGGGTAACGTAGAGTCTAAGTGCGTCATCAACACTGACACCACTGGCGTCTATGGCAACCCCATTGCTGGCAAGCTTAGTACATCGACAGCGGATGGTGGTGTCGAGCCTGTCATCCGTTATGACGTGGCATTAGGGGGGTCTTATACAGCGCGTATTGTTGCGCCTAATAGCTTTTCCTCATCGCCTACACTCACTGACACCGTTTTCTGGGACGGGTCATCTGCGGTCAAAGAAGTGTCAGACAGTCTTATGGCGGATTATGAGGCTAACGCTGTGACCTACGAATACACCACAGAGTATGACTTACATACTGCTGGCACGACGTGGTTTAGCGTGAGTAGTCTTGCTGAATATGGCTTTGGTAAAGCGTATCCTGCGGGTGAGTATCGTGCTGTTGTGATTGCGGAGTGCATCGCTAACTAATGAGGCAAGTGGTTGTAGTAATAGCTTGTCTCTGGAGTAGCGTTAGCATCGCGCATGAAATGCTGCCGTCGCATCCTCAATTGCGTCCGTCTTACGTATCAGGTGTTTTGCAGACTCAGATGCACTTGTTCAACAAGCGGCAGGACGTTGAGTACTATGAGATAGGCGTGTTCGATAAGGACTTCGCGCCCGTACCTTTCGTTACAGGCTATCGGGTGATTCGATTACAGTATCTACAGCAGCTCAAATTCGATGTTTACGTATTGGAAGATGATGCTGATCGTGCTGAGTACATATGTTCGAGATCAAAGTTGAGGGGTAATGGCTCCAATGGTGCAATGGTTGCATCTAGGATTTGTTCACGCTTCGGAGAATTAGCACGGTGAAACGCCTAGCTATACTCATATTGTTTTTTTGTGCTCCTGCGACCGCACAGAACAGCTCATTAAACCTACAACTTCCTAGCGGCCCGACAAGCTATCAGTCTGACAAGATCAGAAAGGGAGACATGGATTGTCAAAATGCTGTGGGTGGCGGCATGAACTTAGAGTTTGGTGTTACTGGAATCATAAATAACGCCACGGGGCCATTTGATAATTATGACCCTATGTACCCTGAGCGTAAGGATGTCGGTGTGTATGCTCGGATAGTGATTCCGTTAGACGGGCCAGAAGAGCGGATCAACTGCAACACCTTGTACCAACTGCTGTTAGAGAAAGAGAGATTAGAGGTGCAACGGCTCAGAGCAGAGCTACGCAATTTGCAGAGCCTACAGCAAGGTGAAGGCGGGTTTGAGAATTAATGGAAGACCTAGAGAACATTGATGATCACGTAAAGGCTGCAGCAAAGCACGTCAAAGGTATGTCTTGGGGTGCTCGCATAGCGGGTGTCATGGGTCTGAGTAGCATCCTTGGTACGCTTTATGGTGGATTCCTTATGTATCAAAAGGTAGAAGAGATAGCGAGCTTAGACCTTGGTGCTTATCAACAGCAGATGGAAGTCATGGATGCGAAAGTCACTGAGGCGGTGGATTACTCGCGGGACATCAAGAATGGCTTGCGCGATGATATAATTAGGATTGAACAGCAGGCGGATAGAACTGAAGATTTAGTTCGCAATAGCACTCGTGAGATACGTGATGCTATGGATGTCATTCAGAAAGATATGCGAGAGATGATAGATGCCGCTGATGAGCGGTTTGAAACGCGCCGTGAGCAATTACGCACGTCACAAGACCAAGACATGAAAGAGCTGGAGGAGCGGTTAGAGGCGCTCGTTCAGAAGGCATTAGACAACCCACTAGCGGATAAGTAATGGACACAGCACACGAGGCGCTCAAGCGAATAGAAGTACACCAAGCGGAGTGCGAGGTACTTCGTAAGTCTATAGACGATAGACTTGACAGGATTGAGAAACGACTTGATGACGGTGGGAATCAGTTTAAGCGACTTGAAAGAATGATCTGGGGCAACACGGTTCTCGTGGTGAGCCTACTAAAAGGTATGGAGTATTTAGGATGAAATTTGATGCAATCAAAGGTTTGGTAGGCGATATTGCTCCCACCCTTGGAGCGGCTCTTGGTGGGCCCGTAGGCGGTGCTGCGGCAGGTATGCTGGCGCAGGTGTTGGGTTGTGAGCCTACGCCACAGAAGATCGAGAAGGCCTTACAGACAGCAACACCAGAACAACTGGCTGAGATCAAAAAGGCTGAACTTGACTTTGAAGTTAAGATGAAAGAGCTTGAAGTTGATGTATTCACGTTAGAAACGAAGGATATACAACATGCAAGGGAATCGTTTTCGGAAGATTGGACGGCTAGAGCTATTGCGCTTTTGTCCATACTGCTTTTTGGTGGCTATGTGCTTCTCGTTACTCTTCAGCCTGCTGATGACAACGACCTCAATGTCGTTAACCTGGTGCTTGGCTATCTCGGGGGTATCGTGTCTTCTGTGGTGAGTTTTTACTTTGGTGCGAGTAAGTCGGGGTCAAAATGAGCGAACTAATCAATCAGTTAAAAAAGCACGAGGGCGTAGAAACACACGTCTATAAATGCACAGCGGGCTTCGAGACCATTGGTGTCGGTCGCAATATCTCTAAGTCTGGTTTGGGCCTCAGCCCCGATGAGATTGATTACCTGCTACAAAACGATATCAATAGGTGCGTGCGTGAGTTAGCGTATGCACTAGATTGGTTCTCTAGTCTCGATGGCGTCAGACAAGACGCTATGGTTAATCTCTGCTTTAACCTCGGTCTTAGCCGTCTCATGCAGTTCAAGCTAGCCTTGGATGCTATGGAGCGTGGTGAGTACCACAGAGCCGCTGCAGAATTCCTAGACAGTCGATGGGCCAAGCAAGTCGGCAACCGAGCCATCGAAGTCGCGCACATGATCCGCATGGGCGAATATCCCTAAACAAATCTGTTGACAACATAAATGTGCTGTAGTTCACTCGTCCTGTCACAAGGAGGAGTTGACTATGAGTTTTGAGCATCACGTTGTAGTGCAAATGATTGAGTCGATAGACGCGATAGAGAGCTTGTTAGATAACTGGCAGCTGTTGTACGACGAGGACACGGAAGACGAGCACATTCAGTGGAGATTGAGTGTGATGTCTAGTGCTGAGGCTTTTTGTTGGCACGCCCGCCAAGAACTAAAGACGCTGCACGATGCCCTTTAAAACAGTCGTATGGGAGAGAGCAAAGCTCCTCATCCTAGCGGGCTACAGACAGGACGAAGTTGTTGATATATTGGGGCTAGAGTTCCAGTTCGACGAGTTCCAGCAGGAAGACTTACCCGCACTGGTACGCCATCAAGCCAGATACTTCGGGGGTAAAGATGATAATTCAGATTGCAGTTGAGGATGCCTACAAGATAGGCGAGAACTCAGAAGAGTTTATGGGCGCACCGATCGACGATTACGACGACGGGATGCTGTGGGTCGTTGCTGACCCAGCGGATATCGACATTGAAGCCAAGTGGTGGCAAACCAAAGAGCCTCACGAGTTTTGGGGTGAGAAAGGCTTCGAGTCGATCACGGAGTACGAGATATACAAATGCACTTGGCATGGCTATGTCGTACTGAATGAAGAGGAAGTGTTCGAAAAAGTGGAGTTAGAGAATGTCTAAGAAAGTAAATGTCCCAGAAAAGGTCGGAGCGGTTCTGCGTAAGATTGGCGCAGATCCTGCTACTGCTGGATGGGATTGTCACGGAACGTATGTGCTGTTGCACAAGACCCTCGAAAGGGTAGCGGCAGAAGAGGGAGTTAAGTTCGATCCACCAGAGATCCTAGTGAACGATATAGAGAACAGGCGCGTGGCGATTCTGGTCAGTGGCTGGCTTAACGGTCGTGAAGAGTGGTCAATTGGTGAGGCGGCTGAGTACAACAACAAGAACACCTATCCGTATGCTATGGCTGAGAAGCGAGCAAAGGACAGGGTAATATTAAAGCTCATTGGCTTGTCGGGTGATGCGTATTCTGAGGAAGAGGCAGACGATTTCAAAAAGTCCAAACCAGATTACAGCCCCGCGCCTCACAGAGACGATCTAAAGGACTTTCTCAACGT